CGTAACCAAACGGACTGCCTATAATAAACAACGGGTCACCCAACCTAAGGTCATGATAGTCAGCCAGGTTAGCATAAGGCAACGGCTCATTAACATCAATCTTTAAAAATGCAATATCATAATCATCATGCTCAATACAACGCTGTACTTCAAAAGTTCTGCCATCATTAAGGGTTATGACAAAATCACCACCACCATCTGTAACATGCTTGGCAGTAAAAATGATGCCATCTTCAGACATAATACAACCCGAACCCTGGCAAACGCCTTCCTTGGAAATATGCACTACCGCTGGAATAACTCTCTCCACGGAATCAGCTATGGACGTAATACGGATTGGCTCTGCCAAACGCCTTGACTGAACAGCCCTACGTGTAGCAACTCCAAAAGTTATTATCAAAGCAATTATCAAGTTGTATGCAACAAATTTCTTAATCATATCTAGCCTTTCGATTGTTCAGGAGAGGGCCGCCCACCTCTCTCTGACGCTTGGTGTCCATTACTGTTAGCTATCCTACTGGCCAAGGTAGCACCCAACCTATCGTCCCCCTGTCCAGGATTCTTTGGAATACCTTGGGACGGTGAGTAAGGGTTGGGAGCATTGGCTTGAGGGACAACTGTCCTCCACCAATCCTCAACATTGTTTACACCAAGGTATTTCGCAAACTCCTTTGTAAGTGTAGTTACATCAGGCATGGAGCCCTGTTGCATTGCCAGCGGAGCTAATGGCAATACAACAGTTTGCACTAACTGCAACAATTTTTGATACTGCATCTCAGGATTAACTCTGGACATGGAGTAAATATCAATATCAAAAGTATAATCTAAGAAGTCACCCTCTTTAGTTTCCTCACTAAATTCTACAGTAAGGTCTAACCCATGCACTCGTCTAACCATTGGTAACTGAATCATAGGGTCAGTCCACACATACCATGCAAATTTCCTTACGATTGACCTAACAAAATTATGGAACTGGTCAATCATATCATCCAGTGACCTTGTAGCATTGTATTGCAGCATTTGCTCTTGACCTAATGTCTGTGCCTGGGAGCCTCTTCCACCAATACCATAAAGATTAGAATAAGAAATAGCGTATTGATGTTCCAAGTACTGCAAAAACTCCATGCTCTGCGGATTATAGCCGCCGAAGGTCACGTCTTTTACTGCGTCGGGATTGTCTAACCCAACCCAATCACCATGCTGAGCATCCTTCAGCGTTACGGCATCATTATCATCATTGCGGTCATATACAGCTATTGTTTTCTCTCGCTGACAATTATATGCCATCTTTGCAGCAATCTCATTAGCAATCTTGTTTATATCCATCCAGACATATACTGGAGGAATTGGTATAATAGAATTAGGAAAATACTTGTAGAATAATTTGTCATACGGCCCGCCCTCTGGTCCGTCATATTCTACAGTTCTCATTATTTTATTGCCATTACCCTCCTTAGGAATGGTAATGATTATATTCTCTTGTGGCAAATAAACATCAATAAGCTCAACTGTTTTATATAGCTCGTCCTCTTCTAGAATGTCACCATATGCCTCAATAATCTTAGGGTCAGTATCATCCTTGGTAGATTCTTTTGGCTTTAAGCTATCATAATGTTTGAACATACCACTTTCAGCAACAAAGGCATAAGGTAAGCGGTAATGGTTTCCTTCTAAATTTATCTCTTCCCAACTCCTGGCAGATATATCTCCAACATAATCATTAAAGTCAACACGGTCACAATACGGCTGCCCCACGTCGTATGAGTCACCCTCTATCTCAACTCGCTCCTTAGTCATTACACCTGTTTTAGTAATTCCCATGCCAAACAAAGAATCTATAACTACAGGTCTAAGAGTCTTTTGTGCCAAACGAATCTCTTGGAAAAGATGAGCCAGGGCCAACTCCATTGTTATTGCAAAAGCCCTAATCCTGTTATTGCTCAGTCCATATCTAGCTTTTATTATAGGTCTCGGATTATTAGTCACCAAGAACGGTGCAATTATCTGAACACCACGGTCGATAAGATTCAAAGGCTGCTTTATAGAACGCCTGCCTCCGGCATAGTAGCCATTAGCATAATGCTCTAACATTCTCATACGAACATTACGCACGTTTTCAGTCTTCTTATTCCAATTAGAAATCTTGTTGTGCAGTCTTTGGACAAAGTTTGTTTTAGCCATAATCATTTACTCAACAAAATTAAAATTTATCTTAACCACGGGCTCTTATCATTCTCTTCCTCTTGCTCTCTTCTAGCTTCTCTCAACCGCCAAGCCATGCTGCCAGGAAGTATCTTAGTAATTTCTTTGTGCATCGCCTTGCGTTGTTCTTTAGTGCCTAACAAACAAAGACCCAGAGCTATTACTCTGTCACCATGTCGCAACCTAGCCCCCGAAGCTTGGTCTGCTGTTTCCGATGCACCAATATCACCATTCTCATAAAAGATATAATCGTCCAACTCATCAACGGTAGCTTCATCATGAACAATAACGAACTTGTGTTCTTTATGGTTCTTTAACGATTCCCGCAACGCCATCTTCAAACTTGCCAACAAATCGTCCTTTCTTTCCCTGTTACTATTCCACCCATACTTATTTCTCTTAGTACGAGTTTTGGTGTCTTCCACGGTATGGGTATAAACGGGGCCAGGGCGATGGAATCGAGTTATACGCCGACCAAAATTTATTCCATGGCCGCCATTGTTCTCCCATATCAAGTATGGTTTAGTAGTTCCTCCAACCCACTTAGCTAAAGCTGCTACCGTGTCAGCAAAAACTTCAGGAGTGGTATCGGGACAAACCCAAGTTCCTATAAGCTCAGAAGTATTTACATCAAAGATACAAGCTACTGAGTTACTGGTCCCCGTCCCAAGAGAAATATCACAACCAATTATGTAATTATGGTCCTGCCTGGGACGATTATCTTGTAAATCCCCCCACCAGCTCAATCTATTTTTTCCAAAATTGGGCTTAAATTTTACTGTTTTTACTTTGCCTTCAAGGTCTAAAGTAAACTTTATCTCCCCTTTGTAAGCCGGTGGTTGGACGTACTTGTTACGGATACGGTCATTTACTACCGCATCAAAATACATATCAGAAGCTCCAGCCGGATTCATCCAAATGTTTTGGGACAGGTCTCTAGCTGTTCTTCTGATTTCCTGCTTATCATGCCAAGGACTCCGAAGGTCTCCAGGAATAGCCTCGCAACCGTCGGCTATAAACTTTATACTTTTGAGCTTCTCTTGAGTCTCTGGTGGCATGGTAAGCAAAGATTTTTCAAACTCGCTGTAAGAGAACGGCTCATTAGGTTTTATATTATTAAACACTTCAGGACAAATCTTTCGGTAATAGTCAATATCTATAATTTCAATAACATTCAGGTCCGGTGAAGTGTACAATCCGTAATTTTTTTCAGGGTTTTCGTACCAAGGTAATGTAATAATCTTAAAGCTTTGATTTCTAAGTACTTTATTAAATGGGTGACCGGCTCCGTAGAAATGAGTACTAGAGTAAATAGCACAATTAGTAGTGTCATTGATTGTATCACGAATATTTTTAGCAATGCTATAGTCCACCCTGCCAAATTCGTCAAGAAGGATTGCAGTCCGCCGGTCTCCCGCCCCAAAATTTTCATTAGTCGATTCGCCATCTATAACCGCTCCATTATCCAAGTTCTCAAAATGCATATAGGTTTTTTTGAAATTGGGCACCATCCAAGCAGGAAGATGGGCTATGGTGTACAGAATTTTGTGGAACAAGCATTTATGGTCACCGCTAACCCTGCCTGGCACAATGTCAGTCCCTCGGTCCACATACTCTTCTTTCCGGCTACCTACCAGAAACATCGTCTCAGGATTTAAAAGCCAATACATTGCAAACATTTTGCAGACCAGCTCAGTAGCCCCCTCGTCTCGACTCTTGTTTATTACAATATCATGGCCTTTGTCAATCCCTTCCTTTAAGGCCCTTACTGCTTCTTGCTGCTTCTTTCTCAGAATAAAGGGTTGGTTTCGATATCCCATTGGAAGCCGTGGGTTGAACGTCCAGGCCAATGCCCCGAAGAAGATTTCCGGCTCAACCCGACACATCTCCAGCAGCACTTTTTGTGCTGATTTGTCCTTTACCAAAATTTGCTGCAATTTTATCCTAAATTTGATGTTTTCTCCTACATCTCTTGGGATAATCTTGAGAAAATTTTGGGGAGAATCAAGATTTATTTTCATCCGGCTTCACCTCATGAGATTCAACCTTCTTGCGAGTACTTTCCAGCAGTTTCCCAGCAAGTTGCTCTATCTGCTTTCTAGCGATATTGCCATCCAACTTAACACTTACAATGTCGTTATGGTTTACTTCGATTTTATGCTCAGACTTCCAGTTCTCAGGGTCCATGTTACACAGCAAAAACATCAACATTTTGGGGTTCGGAGGCTGATGCTTCTTGAAAATCGACCGCTCTTTAAGCACTTCCTCGCCGGTTTTCTTGTCTTTCACGTATTTTTCGTTTTCTTCAACATAGTCATACCCAGCGGCAAGCCGCATGGATTTGGCCACAAGCTGGATTATGGCATTTTCCCGCCCATCTTTTATGGCCTGGGCCGGCTCTGGGTACATTTTTTGCCAGGACTGGATAGTACTGGGATGAACTCCAAGAGTATAGGCAATATCAGCGTTGGTAAAACCCATGGATTTCAGCTTTGC